CGCCGCTGGCCGCCAGGGTTGCCGCCGCACTGCCTGGTCCTGTGGCGCTCACGTCTCCGGTCAGGGCCGTGATTCCGGCTGTGTCTATCGTAGCCCATCCCGCGCCGCCAGTGTCTGGGTCAGTCACGTTGTTGTCAACCGTGCTTACCCAGTAGCCTCCTCCGCTGGCCTTCAACACGCGAGCGCCGTTCGGATACCCGCCGATTGCAGCTGAGAAAGCAGAGTTGTACGGGAACCCACCGCCAGCGCACATCCAAACGTCCACGGCGGACATTCCATACAAAATCCCATTCATGTCGGCCTTCGAGGGCGGAATCCCACCTGACGCTACTGGCGCTGCGCACAACGGAGGAAAGCCGTCGGTGTAGCTTGCAGCCCCAGGCGTGATGCCCTCTTGCGATGGTACGGGAATGGGATGAGTCTTGGTGGCGTCCCCTGTAGCCCAGGCTTCAACGAGTTGTGCCGGTGCGCTGCTTAATTGCATAAATTCTCCTCACGCCACGCTGTACGGGTTGCCCGCGCTCATAAACGGCTCCTGCCCAAACGGGGCCGCACCATCTGTCATTCCCTTGAATCCAAAAACTGGGAGCGCGGTATTGACCATCCACCCCCCCACGCCTGCCGGCCTCAGAAAGATACCGCTCTGAGTAATAATATCAATCTCGAACGGTTCTAGAGCAAACTCGAACATATACCGGATTTCCATATTCCCCAGGTCGCTGACGTATGCCCGCCCGCGCCCAGCCATCCAGTCCAGCAACAGCGTATTGATGGAATACGAACTATCCCGCGAAATGTTGGCAAGCGCCTTGAGCAGAATCAATTCCAGGAACTGCGCGTCAGTCAACACCGTTACCGGGTTCGTCGGAATCGTTCTGGTGACTCCAACGATGCGCCCCCAAACGTTATCAAGAAACACCCCCTGCGCTGTGTCCACCTGCCAGACGTGCGTGAGGAAAGCATCCAAGTCTGCGGCTGGATCAACCGCCGCATTGAACGATTCGATGAGCGCAAGAATGGTTGGGCTGTTCCCAAACTGCGAAATTATCGTCTGCGAAACATTTTCCATAGCTACTCGCTCACCACGCTTATATCCGCGCTGCTCAATGTTGGCACCTGGTCAATTCCCATTACCGCCTCATAGCTGGTTGGCGAAGCCGTCAGGCCCACGAAAATGCTAACGAGCGATAGCCCTGGAACCGCTGCGAAGATCGCTCCGGTATAACTGAGCGCCAGAATCAGCGAGGCAATCCCGGCAGGCGTATTCCCGTTCTCGCCGTTAAACTGTGCGATGATCGCGTTTTGAATCAGAGTCGCATAGTCCGAAGGCAGCGTCGCCGCATTCGTCACGGTTACGGCGAAATACACCGGCACTGCGGACGGTATCTCGAATGTCACCGCGTAGGCAGGCTGTGGGGCAGCGTAACGTGTGTCGTAGACGGTTTCCGTTGTGTTGCCGTTGTAGTTGCAGCCGCCGTCTTTGGCAAGCCAGATAGCTTGTGCGATTGCGCTGGCCGAGCCGCCAACGACCGCAACATAAATCGAGTGTGGGGCAAGCGGGTAATTTGTCGGTCCATAGTCCACCGTATTTCCTGAAGGGTTGTCAATCACATAGCAGTCGAGAACGCCTGCGACAGCGTACACGTTGGCGAAAATGGCATCTGTCGTCCCATGGCTGTTGAGTGCAACGGAGTTCTGACGGCGCAACTCGAAAGCCTGAGAGCTTTCCACATCTGAGCCGATGATTCCCGCTTCCGCGTTTGTTACCGTATCCCAGCCCGGAACTGTCTGGTATAGCTGTGTGAGGCTCCCCGCTGAGCACGGAATCGGCCCTGTTACGACGTTTGCGAATTCTGCGGGTATCGTGCCTCCTGACCCAATTGTGACCGCTCCTAGGAGCTGGTAGACGTTTTGAGAGGTATCCAACGCAAGGACCCCAGCGGGGATGTAGGTCCCCGGCAAGCCGCCAATTGTTGCAATCACGACCGTGGAAGAAGCCGGGTTGCGCGTCATAAAGTAGATTCTTCCGATTGCGTCCTGAAAACGGCCCTCAGCGTATTGCGGGTCACACTGATTTACAACATAGGCAATGGCGCTGTTCTTGTCCGAGATGATTGCTGAGTTGCTCGATGCAATCTGACCCTGCGGGGTAGACAGTGCGGGGTTGACTCCCCCGCCGAAACTCTGGTTTATGTCGGCCTGCACGCCGGCAAGGATCGCCGCATCAGTCGGAAGTATGACGCCTTCGGGAGTAAATTGAATCGCCGGTACGCTTGTACTCATCAGAAGTTCACCGCTGTGCTGGTTCCGTCAGAGGTTGAAAATGGCACCTGCCCGCTCACTTTACCATCCTGAATCGACGTTATGACCGTGTTTGCCGTGACTACGCCGGGGACCGTGAGAGCTGCCGCGTTGAATGCCGCCGCGATCTGCGAAGCCGTTGGATTCTGGCCTAACAGTTGCTGCCAGTATGGAACGCCTTGCGAAGTGTCGTACCAAAGCTCGCCCTGGAATAGACGGCACGCACTTGCCACGTCCTGCGCTACAGCATAGGGTGGAGCGGCAAGCGCAATGTTCCCGTTGGAGTCCAATACAAGATCATTGGCAACAGTATCAAGCAAAAGAGTTTTGTAAAGCGTAGCCGATGCGCTCATTGTGTCCTCGCAAATTCACCATAAAACTCTATCGCCTTTGCCGCATATGCAGCACGAGCCTTTTGCTTCAATGAGGCCGCGATGAATTCATCGCGGACGGGCGTCAGCATGAACTCTCCGGTTTCTGGGCGATACTCAATCAATTGCCGTGCCCTCTCTGCTGATGAACTCATGCGATTGGCCCCCCAGTGTTTGAACTACCTGATGTTACCCCTGTGTGGACGTGCGTAGCAAACGGAATTCCGTCAAACGTGCTGCCTGTGAGATCGGCGACAACGTCTCCGCTCACTGTGAGGTCTTCCGCCATAGTTACATTGCCCCCGCTTTGGGCCACAGCGCCATTCAGGACGATGTTGGGAGCCTGAAGGGTGATAGTGCCAGGGGAAACGATAGCGACCCCACCTGAGCCAAACTGGACGTACTGAAGAGGCACTCCATTCAACAATCCGCCCAGATACATCCCGTCCGCGAAGTCGTGCATCCTGAAACTTCCGGGGTTCGCCTGTGCCTTTGTGCTCTTGACGTTCGTGATGTCACGACTCGCAAAGACTGCAATCCCAATGTCTCCCGGTTGCGGATCGATGATGATTGCATTAGCTCCACCCTGGATGCGCAGATAGGGCAGGCCGTACATTGTAACGTGCGGAACTCCCACCATTTGTCCAGCCAACGAACCCATCTGATTCACGAGAATTTGCACATCAACCGTACCAACCGGGGATACTCCGCCATCATTTGAGCAGGCAGTGACCTGGACAATGGTTGCCGTATGCACCTTGGAAAGCATCTGCTGAATCATAAAACGCAGATTGTTATACCTTCCCCACAACGATGACGGCTGGAGAAATCCCCACGGATTGGAGAATACCGGAGAACTCACGAGCCGCCTCCCGATAGAACCTGTCCGATACTCCCAAAGTCTCCAGATACCGCCTGAACGGAGCTTTGCCAAGGACCACCGGGAAACTGACTCGTGAGTTGATGCGATATAGATGTCACAGTCCATACATCGTTTGCTTGCGGAATTGAAGACTGAATCTTTACCTGGCCTCCAAGCAGGATGTTTGGATTATAAAGGCAATCGAATGTTACCCCACTTGAATTGAAAAGAGGATAGCCGATAAGTCCAGTCTGAGGGGAGATAAGTGGAACCGCAACTACAGAATTCCTTGCTTTCCCCCAGGGAACAATTGCCAGTGTCGGAGGATTGGTGGTTGCGTCAATGTACATCCAGAATCGATACGCATCCATCATCGAACGGGCCTGTTCCATTGCTGTATTCCCGAAATATGAGCCTTTTGTTACTGACTGGTTTACGATGCTATCGTCAGAAGACGCGTTCTGAAATGAGAACCCCATCGCTTTCGCCAATTGGGACATCACTGTTCCGACTGTCGTATTTGATGAAATACTGAGAGGGTTTTCGGAATTTACAAGGGCCGAGTACGCTCCCGATGGGTTCGCCTGTATCGTTAGGCACGTTTGCGGCATACCGCTGAAATCTGCCCATGCGTTCAGAACCTGCCCATTATACAAAAGCGTTTCCTGTGATCCGTCAATCGCGTAGACCTGAACAGTGTACGCACTGAAATCCTGACTCGATAAACCAAGAATAGCCGTCTTCCATTGGAGGCTTGTCAGTTGGTTTAGCTGGCTCGGCGTGAGTCCGTATATGTTCGCGCTCATAGTTCCCATGTCAGCACCACCGGCATGGTCAATGGAGACGCTTGCCCTTAGACCCTGCATCGTGATGGTGTTTGCAGTCCCACCGGGAACAGTAAACGGAGTCATCCAACTGCCTAAAGTAAAGATGAACTTTAGGTCTTTAATGTTCTCGAAACTAGATGGAGAGGCCATAGACCTCCAAGTCCGCCGCATCCAAGTACAGCAGTACCCAACGGCTCCCAAGCCCTGTATATACCGGTCCTGATGTTCCCTGCGTATCATTGAACACAAGCAAGCCCGTGAACCCCAGATACGCGGTTGGGATAAGATTCACAAGATTTTTGCATTGCACGGAGGCTGCAATTGCCACCCCATTGATAAGCGCATCAAAGAACATACACTGATTTTTTACATAGATAGAAAATGCGCAGAGCTGCCCGTCTAGTGTGACTTGAAACTGCTGCGAGGGAATAGGCTGAATGGGGATCGTCTGCATTACCGTGCCCCCAATCCAAGAATAGCGTCGATAGAGTCTTGGCTAAGAACGGGCGTGTCATTTCCGTTTACTGTTCCGCCATTTGTTGCCGAAGTCGCGCTTGGGGATTGCGGCGAAGTAATCCCGGTCGTTCCAGCCGGAACATTGGTCAGCGCCGCCGTGACCTGCAATACTTGCTTGAGAGATACTTCCACATTCAACATCGTAGCGCCATGCGTAGCCGTGCGCTGGTAGCTGTACCGCTCTATCGTGCAAGCGCCATTCACTCTACTGCTGTACTCCGCATCTGGGGTGTAGACGTTGTAAAGATCAGTTGACTGGCAGGCCGTGTCAATCGCCGTGAGAAATGCAGTCTTTTCCAATTCCGTTCCACTTAGAGCCAAAGTGAGAACTGGATTCGATGGAATAAACACCTTGTTAAAACTAGCGAAAGCTGCCCCTTGATTTGTATTGTTCGCCTCAATCGGAAAATCGCTGACCTGCATCGAACGCTCGAACCCGAACGAAAGCACGGAGAGCGTTCCTCCGTCCGTTGGCGTATAAATTAAGTTTTCATCTTGTGTATAGATTCCCCACTGCGGCTCGAGCTGTGAAACGCTTACGAGCTCCGGTCCTACTCCAATGCTAATATCAATGCTCGGCACCCCGGGCGCGGTTCGGGGAATCGCTGGCACGCCAGGATAGTTTGGGACCGAAGGATAGGGTATCAGCGGCATTACCAGAGTGCTCCATTGAACTGAGGCGCAAACATCCAGTCCATTCCATGCGAAGAGTTTGATACAGAACGACTCTGCGCGGCGGGTTGGTTTACGTTCATCGTGCCGATATGCACGTTCTTGCTGCTATCTGAATGCGTAACGCTCGAATTGGATGTGCTGCTCACGCCAGACGCGACAGAGCTTGCCCCAGAAA